GAGTTTAAAAACCAGCCACCGAGTAAAGGAGAATTACTAGCAATGGAAAAATATAAATATCAAATAAAAACCAAATAAAAACCAAATAATTATGAAACAAATTATCGGATTTATTCCAAAACAAAACACAAACGAACTGCACCTAAGAGTTAAGAACCTAACAGGTGACGTGATAGAAATCACAAACAACACTGTAGTAGCCAATTTTGCAACTATGGAAAAAATAGATAACAAAAAAGTTGAGATAATACTAACAGTTATATTTCCTATTAATGAATGTGAACCATACTTCGTTTCTCAAAATCATATTAAAAAGCACGGTATAAACTTCCATCAATTCTGCATGGAGCTCAAAGGCTATGAAATTTATGATAAAAATAATGAAGTACCTAAATGGGAGCTATTCTGGGGTAATATTTCTATTTATGATATTTTTGGCAAAAATAGCTCATACACAATTAAAGACAGACCTGTTAATTTAATTACAACATGAAAAACATACACGTATTATCAACGGACAAACCAAGTAGGTTATGGGTAAATAATCTAAGAAGAAGACTAGAATTAGATGAATTTTATTCTAAACATCAAACCAATCTTGCAAAAAACATCTACATTACTAATGATGAATTGATTAAAGATGATTTTAGAGGTTGGTTTATTGGTCAATGTGGTTTCCATAAAAAATGTGTAGATACGAAAATAATTAATAATGAATTATATTTGTTAGATTATTTAGGAAATACCGACAGGTTAATTTGGTGCAAAAAGATAACTCTAGCAACAGACCTAGATTTGATTGCTGATGGAGTACAAGCTATTGATGATGACTTTTTAGAATGGTTTGTTAAAAATCCAAGTTGTGAGTATGTTGAAGTTGAATCTTTAAATATTGGAGATGGTAAATTAGGTTATGTTATTTGTAAACCACAAGAAGAACCTAAACAAGCAGAAATAGAACAGGCAGCAATAGAATTAGTGGAAGACGGAACTATTGAGGGGTATTTTGATACTTTTGCTTATTATGAAAAAAAAGGATTTGTAAAGGGTGCTAAATGGCAACAAAAAAGAAGTTATACAGAGGAAGAAGCTGGCGAATTAGTTTATAACATCATTGGAGAATATGCTAAAGAATATGGCATTACGATAGATGGTGCTAAATTAAATGATTTGTTTAACCAATTAAAAAAAACAATAATATGAGAAAATCATTCTTACAATGGCATTGCGAAAATGGAGGCGATGTCTGCCGAATTGATGGCTATTCACACGAAGAACCAAAAGCACCAAGAGAAAAAAACCCCAATTTAAAGCAACACAATTACAAGTTCATAAATCAAATTGAGGTTGTTGATGCAGAAATAGTTGTAAATAAGCAAAATAATTAATACTTTTACAAATTATGAGAAAGATTATATTAATTTTTTCAATACCTTTAATGGCTTTTCAGTGTGAATCCGGTATAGAATCAGATTGTAATTGTATTCAAGACAATTTCATTGACAATGGTTACGAAATGGTAATACTTCCAAGCGAAGAAGTAAATATGCAACTATGTAACGAATCAGAATCAGAAGCGGTTGTACATATAAAAGGCACACCGTATTGGTATGCTTTAAGAGTAGAGTGCGAGTAGTATGGGTAAAAGAAAATACATAGAGACTCCAGAAAAGATGTGGGAACATTTTATTTCTTATAAAAAAGAAATAAAAGAAACGCCTATTATTGTAAAAGATTGGGTAGGTAAAGATGCTGTTGATGTGTATAGAGAAAAAGAACGTCCTTTAACTTTAGAAGGCTTTGAAAATTGGTGTGCTGATAATGAAATTATAGAGGATTTAGGGGATTACTTCTCAAACAAAGACAATAAGTATGAAGAATATTCCACTATCTGTTCACGTATACGCAAAGCAATCAAGCAAGACCAAATCGAGGGCGGAATGGTTGGCATATACAATCCAAGTATAACTCAACGTTTAAACGGATTAGTTGACAAAAAAGAAACTGAAATTAAAGGCGGTTTAAATATTCCTAATATTCCTGACATTGGAAACCGAAAATAAATATAAGTATTCAAAAGCATATTTTAAAGTGCTTGATTTAATAGTCTCGAATCCCAACGAGACTGTTTTTATTATACGTGGTGGTCAAGGTGCATCAAAGACAATTTCAATAATTGAGTTGATAATTCAGTCTTTGCTTAGTTCGGAAAAGGAAGCTTCTATTCTTTCGTCGGAACTTTCAAAAATGAAACGCACTGTAATGCGTGATTATAAAAAAATATGCAAAGATTGGGGAGTGATTCAAAATGAAAGTGATTTTAATAAAGCCGAAAGTAAACACGAGTATACAAATGGTAGTTATTTAGATTTCTTAGGTGCTGACGTTAATGATGTGGGTAAGGGCTTTAGAAGAGATATTTTATACATAAACGAAGCCGACAAATTAGAACTTGATACTGCGGTTCAATTTATTTCACGTGCCAAACTTACCATTGTCGATTATAATCCTGATGCCTTATTTTGGGGAGACGATTACATAAACGAAAATAATTTCATAACTTTAACATTTGAGGATAACGAGTACTTATCGCAAAGCGAGGTTAATGCTATTTTAGATTATAAACAAAAAGGATTTCATAATACTGATTTACCGACTGAATTACTTTTTAAAGAGGAAAATATAAAATCAACTTATTGGGCGAATAAATGGCGGGTTTACGGACTTGGAATGGTCGGATCACTTGATGGGGTTGTGTTTGATAATTGGAGGGAAATAAACAGTTTGCCACCTGAGGCAAGATTAATCGGTTATGGATTAGATTTTGGATATTCAAACGACCCCACGGCAATAGTTGAGATTTATAAATACAATGATTTAAGAATACTAAATGAAATATGTTATAACAAAGGATTGAGTAATTCAGATATTGCAAAATATATATCAACGAAAGACCCTGTTTATTGTGATAGTGCTGAGCCGAAAAGTATTGACGAACTTAAACTTTACAAAGTAAATGCTTATCCTGTTACGAAAGGAAGCGATAGTATTAATTTTGGTGTTCAGACAATGCAAAAACAAAACTATTTAGTTACTAAAAAATCAATTAATTTAATCAATGAGCTTCAAAAATACACTTGGGATAAAGACAAAAAAACAGGAAATAAACTAAACAAACCTATTGATAAATTTAATCACGCTATCGATGCAGTAAGGTATCACGAAATGGAAACGGTAGGGGGTTTAAAAAAATCATTCAAAACACGTGCTTATGTCTAAAAATGTATTAAATTTGAACAAAATAAAAGTTCATCAATATATTGAGTTGCAACCAAATAACGAGTATGATATTATTTTATCGCACTCAAACCAAAAGAAAATATTTGCAGACAAGGAAACGGATATTTTAAATTTGCCTTATGTAGATGTTAAGTATTGCATTGATATAATGCGTGGCTCGATTAGTTGGGAAACAATAGCAGAAGTGTTCACGATTGTATTTGGATGCACTAGGGATAAGTTTTTTAACGCTGAGATAACGGATTACTTTCCGGCACGAAATTATATTGATAACACGTTTAAATTGATTATTGAAAATGAATCTGTACTCGCTAAAGGGTCAAATGTAAACGTTACCAAGTGGCAAATGGCTGGCGGTGATAGATTGAATCAGTTTAACAATGTAATTAGTTTAGACCAATTAGCTGAAAGGTACGGACTGTACCCTTTTGATTTAGGACGTAAACCATATAGCGAAATATTTTATTTGATTTCAATGGTTAAAACAATAAATGAAGTGAATTTTAATTATAGTAAACCTGATAAGTAATGACGGACATAGTAAGAATCTTTGAGCAGTACGCAAACGATAAAAGTTTTATCTTTCATTACGGAAGAAAAAACGTGTTGAATTTAATTGATACAGGTTCTTTTTGGACGGGTCAACTAACTGATATTTATTTTTTGTTTGAGTATCGAAAGATTTTGAATGTTAAGAACCAAACGCAAACGGGTGTAAAGGGTACTAAGTTTAACGGTACTTTTTATTTACTTAAGCATTCCAATTTAGACCAAAACTTCTTTCAGGAAGTAGGCACGCAAGGACAATCAAAATACGTTAACAATATCGAACCACTTTTAGCAATCGTCCAAGACATGGAAAACTATTTCGCTTGTACTGATATTGAGATTGAACGAATGGAGGCGGACGATGTTACGGATATTTTAGATTTGAACGGTGACGGATTAATGATTAACTTTACGGCATACGTACCAAAGGAATATAGTTTACCGAGCAATGGAGGAAGTAGCTAAAATATTAAAAGACGAATTGGAATTTCTTAAGACCGAACTTATCAAAGAGTATGATAGTTTAGGAATGCGTTCTAGTGGTAAGTGGGCGGATGCTTTAGAAGTACAATCCACAGAAACAAGCGGAAAAATATTAGGTTTAAATTATAGTGAGCAGTTAGAATTTGGAAGGCGTGCCGGAAAGTTTCCACCACGACAAGCGATTGAGCAGTGGATTAGAGATAAGGGATTAGCAAGTAGAATTGAGGGTCAAATATCAGTATCAACTTTAGCCTTTTTAATCGCTCGAAAGATTGCAAGGGAGGGGTGGAAGCGTGAACAGTTCGGGGGTGTGGAATTGATTAGCAAAGTAGTAACGGCGGAACGGATTCAAAAGATATTGGATAAGGTAGGTTTTGAGTATAGACTAGAATTTCAATCCTCAATTATTAAGGAATTAAAACAACTAGAATTAGCATGATAACATTCTCACAAGATATAAGCACAACGAGCCTACTAATGGCGTACAATAATAATGTAGTTAGATTT